GTCGTCAAATCCGCTGCCCAACGCGCGCACCAAGCCGGCCAGCGGGATAGCGACGTGATCCGCATCAAAGAGGTCACCGCATCGCGGGGAAAAGTGCTCCGCGCCGAACCGATCAGTTTGTTATATGAGAAGCAGCGCGTGTTGCATCGGCCGGGGCTCGGTTTGTTAGAAGAGGAGATGCTCTCGTTTAGCCGAGAACACGATGTCAAAACCGACGGCTCGCCCAACCGCCTCGACGCAAATGTGCATGTGTTGACGCGACTGAGCCGGATTATCACCTCGCTTCCGATTGCGTAGGCGGTTGAATGTCCCGCCCCGGACCACGCGAAACCCGTCAGGAGCAAACCCGCCGCGACTTCCTGATTTATGACGCCATCACCGCCAACATGTGCGTCGTGTTCTGGGAACGACGCGGCATCCCCGCGCAAGCCAACCACTTCCGCGAGGTGCGCGATCAACTGCTCGCCGAAAGCCTGACCATCCCACCGCCCAAATACACGACAATCTGATCTCACCCCGGCGGTCGCTTCGGCAACCGCGCCAATACGTGCTCGTATGCCTCCAAACTCCCCGTCTGCGTCTGCGGATCGGCCGTTCTTTGTAATTGGATAGGATCGTTGTGCGCGCTGCCGCCAACAAACATCCGCAACTGCGCGATCTCGTGCGTGGTCCGTACGGCAACGTTTGCGGCCTCCGGATCGTTCTCTTTAACAGCAATATCGTGATACGTGACACGCAGTTCCTCAAGATCGCCAAGAAGCTTGCGAAGCTCGCGAACTTGCGCCGGCGGAGTGAGCTGTGGAAGATGCTGGTCCAGGATCCGCGCGACATGGCTCTGCGGCAGGTTGTATTCGCGCGAAAGCTTGGGAATGGACGTGCCCTTGCGCCAAGTCCGGAAAATCGCTTGGTCGCGTTCCTCATCGACGAGTTCAGGCAGAACTACGACGTTGCTATCGTCACTCATCCCGACGACCTCCTGATCACATATTCTAACACGTCCTTGCCCTGCCGCGGAGCGCACGGACGTGCCGTGGCCGGATCTGTTAAGAAGCCCGCGGACTTGATTCAGTCGAATACTGACGATCGCGTGGATGTATTCGACGATGGCAGGATGGGTGACGTGCAAGGCATCTTCCCGAGATCGGAAGTCGACGCGAAACTCGAGTCGCCGCTCAAGCAATGACGCTGCGAAGCCGCCAGCAGAAGAGCGCAGCCTGATCTAGCTCTGCTGCGGCGCAGCAAACGTTGTCAGGCCTTTCGCGTGTCAGCTACCTGCCCGCGACCCTCTCTGGTAAAATCGTACGTTGCGATTTCTAAGCCCCGGGGTCCGATCAAAGGCCCTCGTAGGGCGATTGCACACATTGATATCATTGAAGAATTTTTCTTGTTGTCCCAACAAGTGTCCTGTCATAACCCACGCAATCGGTAGGGTTTGCTGGAGTCTGAGTGGATCTGAGCGTGGAGCGGAAAGGTCGATGGATCGAGGTCGGGCTACCCTTCCCCGCCCTTCGCGGTCGGTTGAAGTCACCGCTTGTACTTCCGCAACCGCCTGCGAAGGTCGCTTCGCGCTCGCGTGGCATTGGCAGCAAGGTTTGCCTGGTACGCCACAAGGCGGGTTCGCAGTTCCTTCCAACGGCGCGAACCTGGGCGAGCATTGAGCAGCGTTCGGTTAATTTGCCTGCTTCGAGATGGATACCGCAGTTTCAGACACACTCGGCATCCCCAATGTCCATCCCAATACAGCGTCCGGCACACGCGCTCGCAGACTGGGCAGCGCAGGAATTGCCTCAATCCTCCGTGGGGCAGGCCGCCGTTCCAGCAATACCGCACCGTCTGCACTTGGTCACCGGTGATGACCGTCAACCCATCGACAGCAGCAATAAAGCGAACGAGGAGCGCGCCCACCATCCATTGCGATCTTTGCCCGGGAACCAATGCATGGGCATGTGCTAAAGCTCTCCGGTCTAGCCGCAAGAACTGTGGCAGCCATCGATCGCTTTTCGCTTTCCTTCCGGAACCGAACGCCGACACCATGATTTGGAATCTACATCGCGGCGCGAGCCTAAAACCAGCCCAGCATTCTCTGTAAACAGCCAACACTGTTGGCTTAGTTGTTTGCCTCACAAGTGCTCATTCCGCGGGCTCATCCCGACATGTTTCCATGTTTGCCTCTTAATAAGACCCCCCGCGACCTCCTCCGCATCAGGAACTGAAAGTTGAGTGAACTAGGAAACAGAGTAAACAAGTAAACAATATATATATAGATATGATCTCTAAAGAGAATTCGGTTTGCCACATGTCCTCAAACCTCTGAAAACATAAACATCAGACCGCTTGGTAACTGCCATCGGCCATCTTGGCGACCAGACCGGCTTCAACCAGTTGGCTCAGGATGTCCTTAATTTCGGCAGACCGAAGCTTGCCCTTGATCGCTTGCTGGATATCCCGCGGCTTCACGATCTTCCGGCGCCGAACGATTTCGAGAAGCTTCTCGGCAAACTGCCCGCGCTCGGTCTCGATCGGCATACGATCGATCACGGCATCGAGGGTCATATCTCCCGCAATCCGGACCAGCTCAGCCGCCCAGGTTATGTCATCCGACCCCACAGCAACCCCGGGTCCCCATCGGCCAGCGGCGCGAATAGTGGCAAGTCGGATCGCCATTTCGGCACTTCGGGCGACGTAGGGTTTTACGACCGGGTCATCATCCATACGGCGATCGACCCAATGCACGAAATCTGCGTAAGTCGCGGCCGCTTCAGTCCCGGCCCATGGTAGGACGTCGGGCCGGTACCTGGCTTCCGGCTCACCGATCGCAATCAGGCTTTGCGGGCCAAGCCACAGGTAGAGCGCTTTTAGGGCATCCCGCAAACCGGCTGGCACCTCCGGCACCCGCAACGGCTCGACGTCGATGGCACGTGCACCTGATTGCAGAACCAGATAACGATTGAGGAACCCGTTCGTGACGCTGTCGCCTTGCAGGGCGCTGTAGAATTCGTCTGGCGTCGAGACGCCGAGAACGGAAAGTGCTGGGCAGGTGATGAGGCGCATCGGCTTGTCGGCCCATGCTGGTGTGGGCATTGTCGCAAACGAGATTCCCCACAGAGCGCGCAGGATTTGCGATACCGCGGCCTCGTGGCTCGAGGCCCGCTTGCTCGTGACCGCTTTGAGAAAAACTGCAATCTCGTCCTGAATGCACAGCGACAACGGCTTGTGAGAAAGCAGCTCAATCACAGCCGACAACGAAAAGAACTTCGACGGCCCAACATGCTCGCTCGCGCCGGCCGCTTCCAAAAGCGCAATAGCACAGTCGAGTATGTGTTGCTTGCCACCTCCGGTTCCGGCGATGTCGACGACGTAGAGATGTGTTGCCGACCGCGTTGGGCCGGCCACACGGCGGCCAATCAAGGTGCCGGCAACCGCGATAGCAGCGCCCAGCGCTAGCACTCGGTTGGGCCGGCGTGCCGTGGCAACGATGTGCTCGACAATCTCGCCCACGATCCCAGGCACGTTCGTGAACGGCAAGAGTGGATCTGGATCGGGTGGCGGCGCCAGCGTCGCCGGATCTAGTCCCGGCGCTGGTTCCAGCTCCTTGGGCGGCTCGACGTCGATCGCGACGCTGTCGGCCCACCCGAGCCGCCCCGCCAGAAATCCGAACGCGCTGTCGAGATCGCAGTTGAGTACCCGCATGACGAGGTCGAGTGGGGTATAGCCCTGATTGGCACCGAAATCCCGAATACCGAGTGAGCTGATTTTTAAGTTGCGAGCTCGCTCGTCGTCACTCTTGCCTGATGAGGACGGGCGCCAGATCGGTACCGCCTCGTATCCGCGCGCATATTTCCGGCAGCGGTACAACGGCAGTGCCGGCACCCAAGCGCCCAAGTTCGCCAGCGCCGCGTTGTTGAGCTGCCGGTGCGGGGAATCGTCTTCGTCGTCGGCTCGATCGCTGATCGTCTCTGCGCGGTAGCCGAACGGCACCAGCAGGCCGCTCACTCGCTCAACGAAGTCTTCGGCTAGCTGCGGCAGCTCGTCGGGATTGATCGCGTTGAGTTCTTCGAGCCCTGTCCATCGATAGGGCTCGCCGGTGTCCGGATGAATGGTCGGCGGAAGGACGGTCTGCTTGTTCGGGCCGATCAGCTCGCAGATGACCTGTTTGGCGATGAGCCATTTCCTGGACTTGGCGATATGCGGCGCGAAGTAGAACAGCGTCTCACCGCGTCGGCCAATCTTGCGTACCGGAGATGCCGGCAGGATCTCGTCGAGAGCTGCCCGGATCATCGGCTCGTCGGTATCGATATCGAAACCCACCATGCCGCGACTAGCCGGGCCGCCAATGACACCAATCCCGGCTTCTCTCGTGCTCCAGATGGCGAGTTGCTGCTTCGTCGGCGTGCGCTTGTTGAAACGCGTTTGCCAAGCGACCAGGCCGACCCACTCGCAGCCGTTGAAGAACCCTGGTTTCTTCGTGCCGGGAATGATCGGGATCGGCGCATAGCCGCGCTCGATCAACCTCTCCGCTGCGTCCGCAAATGCACCCACGACTCCATTCCTCAGAACGGTGCTTCGTTGTTCAGGATTTTTCGGCGCAAGGCGCGCTCGTAGCCGACGACAATGCACTGCAGGAACGTGCGCCACTCATCCGGCGACAAGGTTGCTAGATCAGTTTTGCCGATCTTTTCGAGATAGGTCCCGGCAGCGCCGCCGGCTTCCAGCACGGCGCCGATCTCAAATTCATCCAACCAGTCGCTCGGCATTCGGTAGACTCCCTTCGCTGCCGCATGGCATTCGTTGTCGTCGCAGAGCCAGATGATCTCGCGGCGCTGTTTGGGCGCGTAACCGATCCACAACGCGTGCCGGCGACACACGGCACAGACAGTCGGTTCAGATGTGGCGGAGCGTGCGATGCTGTTCGTCATCAGTACGGAATGCTGTCGTTGATCGGAGTTTCCTTGAGCTTGTCGAATGCAGTCGCGCGCGAATTGATTGTCCAGATTTGATAGTTCCGGTCGACTTCGACACACTTGCCGCCGGACCGACGTACTCGGCGCTCGACTACTTTCCACCACTGGCCGTTGCGGATAACGGCGATCTCGTAAGCGAGATCGAGCTCACCTTGGCGCGCCAACGCCTCGTCGACGGTGACCGGAACCGGCTGCTCGCCGCCATGCGCGAACCAGAAGTTCTCGGCCATCGTGCGGGCAAACCCACGATGCTCGAATGCCACGTAGTCAAAGTAGAACGACAATCCGCACGTGTATTCGACCTTGAACGTCGGCGGTGCGCCCGGATCGGAATATTTAAAGTGCTTGCTGAAGCTGACTTCGTGCACCGCCAACCAGGACATTCCGCTCGACAGGATCGGCGTTGCGTCGGCTGTGGTTGCGTGTTTGACCTGCGGTTTCTCTTGCGGAAACGCGTAACCGCATTGCACACAATGCTTGGCGACCAGCGCATTAAGTTCACCGCAGTCCGGGCAGGGCTTGGCCTGGACGCCACCAACCCTCACGTCAGTCTTTCCGTCCTTGTTGATATTGACCTTGTCGACCGGGCCGTGTCGGTAGACGTTCTGAGCGAAATCGAGCACCAGGCAATTCGTTTTTCTCTCTGCCTTGCGTGTTCCGCGGCCGACCATCTGTATGTACAGACCGGTCGACAACGTCGGCCTCAGCATGACCAACATATCAACCTGCGGAACGTTGAAGCCCGTTGTCAAAACTTGAACGTTGACGAGGCAGCGGATGCGCCCGACCTTGAAGTTGACAATGATACGGTCGCGTTCTTTCTGAGACGTTTCGCCGAAGACGGCCTCAGTACTAATTCCGCGCTCGCGCAACGCGTCGCGCACGTGTGTGGCGTGATCGACGCCGCAGGCGAATACGAGCCAGCAGCGACGATCAGCGCCGGCGATAACGATTTCGTCACAGGCAGAGTTAATCTTGGTCGCGTCGTCGGCCGCGGCTTCCAACTCGTGAGGGATGAACTCGCCACCGCGGCGGCCGACGTTGCTCACATCGATCGTTGTCTTGGTCGCCTTGCTTGAGAGCGGCGACAGGTAGTCATCGGCGATGCCATCGGCGATGCCGTACTCGAAGACGGTCTTGTCGAAAACCTTGCCGTCACCCTCGTCTAATCGGCCGCTGTCGAGCCGGAATGGCGTGGCCGTATATCCAGCAACTCGCATGTCGGGAACAAGGGTGCGCAGCGCGACAAGTAGGCTGCGGTACATGCCGTCACCTTCGTGCGGCAACAGATGGGATTCGTCGACCAGCGTGAGGTCGCGCGGGCCAAGCTTCAGCGGCCGGCGATAGACCGATTGAATGGAAGCAAAGATGATCTGCTGGCTCCAATTGCGGCGGCCCAGTGCTGCGCAATTGACGCCAATCGGTGCTTCCGGCCAGAGAGCGAGTAGGTGTTCGAGGTTCTGAACAACGAGTTCCTGAACGTGGACAAGAACCAGAATGCGTAGGTTTGGATAACGCCTCAGTAGATCAAAAATTTGCCAGGCGATCACCAGCGACTTCCCGGTGGCGGTCGCCATCGAAATCAGTGGGTTTCCGCCACCGGCTTTCCAGAAGTCGTCGAGCGCATCGAGCGCTCGACGCTGATATGGACGTAATTCAAACACGTCCGCACCTCATCAAGATGCTTTGCGCCAGGGCGCGGAACCTCCCGGACCAGGCGAGGCTGGCCTATTCGGTGCAGGCTGCGATTTCGCAGCAGCTTCGCCGGTTGGAGGACTGCCCTGAGGCGTTGGCATGGCCGTGGCTGTAGATTGAGGTGAATTATCTTCACCGCCGCCATCTGATCCATCGATCGACCTGACGCGTAACACCTTGTTCTTGTCGTCGTACTGGCCGGTTTCATCCTTCTCGATACCGAGCTTGATGATTGCCGGCTTAAACAAGAGCACCTCGACGTTCGTGAGAGTCTCTTCGATGCCGAGAGCCTCACGCAGGATACGAAGCATCTTGCGACCGATCTTCGTCGCCTGTTCGCTCGAGTGCTTGTAGGTGACATTCTGAAAAACCTGACGATTTTCGTACTCGCCAGTTAAGATTTTCCATACCAACTTGACGTAGTAGCCGTTACCAGACTTCGGCTGCTTGACCTCAGCCTCGGTAATTTCGGCCGTGTACTCGCCCGGCGGGAGTGGGTCGAACCCCCCACTCTCGCCGTCGGCTGGTTCAAACGGTTCAGGAAGTTCCATCGACATGATCGTTTCCTTTCTCTGTGTCGATTTGGGTTGCTGCCGAGACCCCCGGCAGCACGGGGAAGTACTCGGCGAGCGCCGAGTAATCGAAGTTGACCGGCACGGGCATTTTCGCCGGCAAGCCAAATCTGTTTTTAGCGACGAAGCTGGGTCGACTTTCCCAATGCAGCCAGCGCTGCGAACCACCATCAGCGCGAGCGCGCTTTTTACCGAAGCCGGCATCGTCCTCGCGTACATGTAGATCGGCGGTGAGAAAACCGATTGCGTCACACCAGTCCTGAATCAGGCCACGCGCCCGCTTATGCAGCCGTAATTGATAGCTGGTGTAGGAAGCTGCGCGCGGATCGTTGACTATCTCGATCGCAGAGTGCGCGATCAGCACGATGATCATCTTGCGCTCACGCCGCAGATATTCGAGGGCGGCGAGGAAATCGTTCCAGTAAGGATCGGCGGTAACGTATCCCTTGCCATAGCCAGGACTCTCGATTGATGCCCAGCCGTGCTGCCGGCAGACGGCGCGCCAAATTTGACCTTCGAGTGGGTCGAGCGAGTCGAACGCGAGCGCGCGGTAAGGGTGCTCCTCGGTTGCCAGCGCCTTCAAAGCAGTGCTGACCTGGTTGAAGTCAGTAAGCAACCCGAATGTGGGGATCGATAGATTGGACGGACAGCCATCCTCGGTTTGGATGAACACCGGGTCCGGAAATTTCGCGGCCAAAGTGGTTTTGCCGACGCCTTCCTGCGCGTGGACTAAAATCCGCGGCGGGAGGCTCGCAGTGGTCATGAAGACGTCTTTGATCATGATGCTGCCTCGGATTTGCCGGCAAGCGCTTCCACGGTGTCGGCGGCGGCTGTGAGGGCCGGCAGCCAGCTCTGCGCGACTTCCAGTTCGTCCTCTCGGCGTTGCCGGAGAGCTACAAGGCGACGTAGATTATCGACGTGGCCCTTTAAGTTGACTGCAGCGCGCCGAACTGCGGTCGCCTGCGCGGCTAGGGAAATTTGAACTACTTGGTCCACGCCGGCTTCTCCTTTTCTTGGAACTCGCGGCACGCCGCGTAGTACTTTTTGATTTCTGGACCGTCTCGGCCGGTCATCTGTTTGTATTTCAGGCAGCCTTTGGCTGGAACCGTGTCCCAAACAGTCGCCGTGGTGCCGTCTCCCGCCACGACCTGGACCTTTGTCTGATAGGTGCGGAAACTGCAGTCACCGCAGGTCTTTCCAGCCGGTCCGGTGCCGCTAAAGTAAGCCATGCCCGGCTTTGCTTGATCGCTATCGGGAACGCCCGGGAGCCGTGTCATCACACGCATGCGCGCCCCTCCCAACGAATGCGTTTTAGTAAAGCCCTGCCGCGGCGAGCGATGAATTCGATGCCGCCTGCGCAAAGCTCGAGGGTCATCGCGTCATCCTCAAAGCCACGGCAATTCCACGCCGGCGACAAATGGGACTCGTTGTTGATGGGCGGATTCGCCACCTGGTCCGGAGTTTGATAGAACTCCGGCCCGCGCTCGGATGCGCGACCGCGGTGGTTCCCGAAGGAGGAATGGATTGCTTGGCTCATATGGCTTTTCATTTCTTCCGCATCTGCCGGAAAACGCCGCCGGATTGCTCCAACGGCGCCAGGTCGTTGCCGCTAGGCCTTGGCCCGATCCGCGACCGGGACCTGCAACGGTTCGGAGGCGAGTTCGTGATCCACGAGCGCGTCGTCGCTGACTTTCTTTGGCACGCCGCCGTCAAGTTCGGCCAGGCGCTCGGTTGCCCTCTCGATGATGTCCTCGAGTTGCTCGCGCTCAGGAGCGAGCTTGGTTTGGCCGCGCATACGGCGCTGTCGCACCGACCAAAGGGCGTTAGCGAACCGCTCGAGCTCATCGGTTGTAAACTCTTCGAGATCCACTCGCGCGATTGAGAAGCGGCCCTTACGCCTACGGGTCGTGGCAATGATGTAACCGGACTTGCCGGCATGGCCGCGCGTCTTACGCAGCGACGGGGCAGCACTTGCCGATAGCCCCGGTTTCGAATAGATCAACATCGCGTTCGTCCTTTCTGGTGTGTCACCACCGAGGGATTGAGCCCCCGAGGGATTTGCTGATTCCTAGTCAGCCTTCCCTCGGGGGTCGCCTTGCCGGCAGTTCTTCTCCGTCACCCGTCACGCCGCCGGCGGCACGTGACGTGTTCCCCAAAACTCAGGCAGTTGCGGTTTCGCGTGCACGGCGCCAGGCAGCAGCGGCTTCGAAGGAAATCAGGCGACGGGTGCCGATTTTCATCTCGACCGGGCCTTGGCCGAGACTGCGCAGTTTGTAGTAGAAGGCGGGGCTGATATCGTGCGCCAAGCAGAACGTGGCGATTGTGTAGGCCGCGGGGGGCGGCGGGCCGCGGATCGGCGCCTTCGTCTCTTTGCGAGTGGCGATCAGGCTATCGTAAGGGGTGACCTCGATGGCGCTCGGATCGTCGACGATGACGACGTTGGCGCGGGAGGGCAGGCCCCCTTTTCGCCGCGGCTCCCCCTCCGTTACGCGTGACTTGCGACCAGTAACTCCATCGGCTGCCATCTATCCAACTCCACCGTTTTCGATGGTGTTGGTCTGGCCCTGAAGCGGACTACTGTCATGTTGTTTCTTGGTGTTCCCTGGTGTTCGCGAACACCGAAGAACATCAAGCTAATCGAGCCGTGTCGATTTTGCCTTGGATTTCCGCTCCTTCCGGCGACGGTGTCGAGCTGTTCGGTTGGTACTCTTTGGTCGTTCGGTGGCGCCGCTATACAAGGCCTTCTTGTAGTCTTGCAGTGCCCGAGAGAGATACGCCGGTGGGGAAAAGCGCTCGCGAATCCAAGGCTCTACGACAGCCATGAAGTCCGATTCGGGGAGCAGCCCCTGATCATGAAGCGTTCGGATATGTTCCCAGAGCTTATCATAGTCAATTCTAGGCTTCGTCTCGGACGAGGTTTCGAGCCGCTTTATCAGGTCTTCGAGACCGGAGGTCCTGACGTGATAGAAATTGCGCGCGCCGCCCTGTTCGACGCCGCCAACCGATCGTACTCTTCGCAAATTCTCCAACGTCCAGTAAGTCGAGTCGACCTTTTCCCAGTGGCCCGGAGGCTTACGCCAGTATTTCGCGGGTAGATCCTCGGCGCGCAGATATTTACACATTTCCTGCTCGGCGCGGGCACGGGACCCGACTATTTGCTCGACTCGGTCGAGCGCTTCACCCAGCTTAGTCCAACCTTTGATGACAGGACAAAAATCAGGACGCATCAACGCCACCGCAAGGGCCGGATGTTGTCGTCCGCCGGAGGCGGTTCGGACTCCAGTAACGCCGCCCGCACCAGCGCAGCGGCGTGGTCGGCGATGTGGGCTGAGTAAGTTTTCTCAATCATCGCGATCGACGTGTCGTGTGCCGTGGCGACGATCCGGATCGGCACACCGCGAAGCAGCTGGCAGGTGATGCTTGAGTGCCGAAGTTGCGTCATCGAACCGGTGACGTGGGCGCGTTCCGTCGCTTGCGGGTGAAGCATCGCGTGATCGCCACGCTGGCGCGACTGCCACGCACTGCGATCGGCACGGAGCAGCAGCGGCGCATCGGTCGAACGTTCTCCGGCTGCGATCTTAAGGCGCGATGCTAGCCCCCGCGTGATCGGCACCGGGTACTTGCCGGGCTTGCGCCCGCGGCTTTTGCGCGAGCTCCTTGGTTGGCAGGACCCAGACATTCTTCCCCGCCGCGTCACGGCCGCCGCTCCGGCAAGTTAATGACATTATCTGCCGCCGGCTGGGCGGGATCGAGCAGCGCTCGCCGCAGGACCGCATCAGCATGGTCGCTGATGTACGCCGAATAATTCGCCTCGATCATCGCAACGGACGTGTCATGCGCCACCGCGACGACGCGGACCGGCACGCCAGCCAGGAGCGCGCGCACGATCGACGAGTGGCGCAACGCATAGAAGGTTGCGTTTGAGGGGAGGCCGGTACGCTTGGCCGCACGTTCGAAAGTGCGGCGATACTCACTACTGATGCGCCAGGGCCGTCCATTGGCGCGCAGCAGAAGCGGAGCAGAGGCCTCTCGATTGCCGATAACCTGCCGCAGACGAACGGCAAGGCTGAGAGGGATTGGCACAGGATAGCGATTGACCCGTTTGTGGCCGCGTCCTTTGCGGCTGCTTGGCATAAGAAGGCGCGGACCATCCGCATGGTCGAGTTGGAGGTCTCCGACCTCGAGCCGTCCGAGCTGCGAAGGGCGAGCGCCGGTCACGGCCCCCATCTCCACGAGGAGCCCGAGCCCCGAGTCTTCTGCATAGGCGGTGGCGATCAAATCGCGGACCTGATCGTTGGTGAGGATCACATTGCGCGCCCGATGGGCATCGGGGAGCGCCGCCAGCCCAATTTTCCAAGCGTTGGAGTTGGTAATGCGGGGGTCGTGCTTGGCGGCGAGGTTGAGTGCCGCCTTGAGGCTCTTCATGAGCCGGTTGACGCTCGCAGGCTTGATTTTTGAGGGGAGGGAGTCGCGCCAGCGCTGCAGTTCACGAGAGGTCAGCAATGAAACCGTTTTGACCGCGAGCGTGGGTGGCAAGTGACGCCGTACGCGAAATGCGTTCTCGACCAGCCCACCGCGCGCCCTTAGATCGGCGGCATACGCATCGAGCGCTTCTGTAATGGTGCAGGGGCGACCTTCATCAACATTACCGCGCGCGAGCACACGCGCTTTGTCTTGCGCTCCCCAGAAGGTCAAAACGTGCGCGCCATCAGCCCCCTCGTGATCGTCGGCAATCGCGAATCCCTTCGTCCAATTGCCACCGTGGCCGTCAGCCACGCGCACGACCCACGTCCCCGCACCTTGGTTGCGCCGATAACCGAGAGCGATGCCAGGCGCGATGGTGACAAAGCCGTGCGGCTTCTTGCGTGGTGGGAGCTTGAGGCGGGCGGTGCGCGTTTCAAGCTGCGACGAGCGGGGGCGGCGGGCCATAATCTATCTGCGACGCAAATTCTGATCTCATTCTTCGCCAAACCGGTTCACCACTTCACCAGTTCACCGGTTTGCCGTGGGTAAGGTGTCCTGGAAGTGTCCCGACCACGGGAATGGAGCCCGGCGGAGCACGTTGGAGCACAATAGATAGATCTTACGCTTTATCAAGGCTTTATATAAGCCAAGTGGACCGGGGTGGAGCGGTATGGAGCGCCTCCTTGCCCCGGTAGGGAACGTGCACCATCTTGATGCCGGCGACGGCGTTGAGATATTCGCCCGCCAGGTGATGACTGGTGCCGTAGCCCGAGCTCCCGAACG